GAACGGCATAGGCTCCTCCTCAGTACAGGGCCGCTACGCCCTGCTCGGTCAAAAAGTCTTTTTGTTCGTGTTTTACCTTGCGCGCATATTCCAGCGCGGCCTCCATTTCGCCATTACAGTGCCCGTTTTTCAGGGCCTCTGCGGTAGCTTCCCCCAGCGCGATTGCCGCGCCGGTGCTGCGGATCAGTAGCGCCTCATTCTTTTCACGTGCGGCCTCGCGCTTATCCAGCGCAGCGTCACGCTTTGTGATGCGTCGCTGGAGCAGCCAAGAGCAGAACGCGGTTACAGCCGTAGGAATGCCCAGCAGGATCAGCAGGCCCCTTACGGAAAGTTCAATGCTCATTCAGCAATACCCTCCAGATTGTTTCAACAGTAAAGGGGCACGCCTTTGCAGGCGCGCCCCTCCGCACAGTGGTGGATCAGACTTCCACCTCCAGATCAGCAAGGATCTGGGCAACCTGCTCCTTGAGTAGAGCGGGCACCTGATCCATCGTCTTGCGGCCCTTGATGATAAGGGTAGCGTAAACAACAGCCATCTCCTGTACCTCCTTTCTCAGCAAAATAGAAAGCAGCCATTGCCGCAGGGCGCTCATTGCGCGTCACCCTGCAGCAGAGCGGCAACTTCATCACGTAAAGCGGCGGGAACATCGTCAAGGGTTTTCAGGCCCTTACGAATGAGCGCGGCGTACACCTTAGCCATTTGCAGCACCTCCGTTCAGCAGCATTTCGTAAACGTCTGTGAGGGCAACCTGCGTATTGGTCAGGTCATCCTCAGCCGCCTGCAGCCGTTCTTTCAGCTTGTCGTTTTCCTTGGTCAGATCCTCAATGGATTTCTTGCGCTTGTGCAGCTCTTTCAAGCTGCCGCCAGAATAGGTAACGCTCATTCAAATGCACCTCCGATATTGGAAATATAGCCGCCTGTGTCGCTGGAGCCGCGCTCAACCGACAGCTTAAAGTTGAACGCAAAACCGTTGGCAGCGGTTTGGTTGGTGAAAACATGGTTGGTGCCTGCCTTTACATCGGCGGTGGCATCTTCCCACACGGGGCTGGTGTCGTTCGCGTTGTTGGTCACAAGCACCTCCAGCGCCGCGTCAGAGGGCAGGGAGCCTACGATGTTCATAATCATTACGGTAATGGCATCATCGGCGCTGAGGGCCGTGGCAAGCGTCACGGTGGCCTTGGTCACTTTCTTTGTGAAAGTAACGGTGTAGGCGGCGCTGTCCTCCTTGCCGTCGTTGGCAACCACCTTGAGCGTGTGCGTGCCGTTGAGCACTTTCTGAAAATTGGCGGCGGTGACGGCTTGGAAATTCACGGCCTGATTCAGCGTGGCGGTGTAGGTACGCTGGAGCACGTTGTCAAGATACTCTTTGACGGTCACGGCATCGCCGTCAGCATCAGCAACGGTGTAGCTGAAATTAAAGCCCTCATTCTTGAGGCCCAGATTGCTGCCGTTGGCCGTGGCGCTTGTGATCGTCGGCGCAGAGTTGACGGACACAGAGCCATCATCGCTGACAGAGAGGGTGGAGGGGAGAGTGAAAGCGGGGCGGGAGCCGTAAGAACTGCTATAGCTGCTGCCGCTGACATTGCCATTGGTGTTCAAGTAGTACACGTGGCTGGTGTCGTACGTGTACGGGGTGCGCGTCCACTGGACACATGCAGAGCCGTTGCGGTACGCAATCTGCAGCGTGCTTGCAATCGGCAGCGCAGATCCCTCCGTGTTTGCGTAGCTTGCGGATTTGCCCAGCTCAGTAAGGGAAAGCTGGAACACCGCGCGCTGCAGCGTGGTCACGGTGGCGTTGCTGTTGCCGGGGGTGTAGTAGAATTTTGTCGTGCCGATTGCGGCCTGAATATCAGCATCCAGCAACTTGAGGTAGGTGTTGCAGAGCCAAGAATCCAAGGAGCTGTTGGCATAGGCGTTGTTGCTGCTACTGAAAGCGCGCATATCATAGCAATGCGTGCGCCCGTTGCCGTTCAAACCATTTTCATAGTCGTGCTTGGCAACGTAGAACTCCACCAGCGTGCCGCTTTCTTTCAGCTTGATAATGCTGCCAACCGCTTTGTTGGCAAGTTTTGTGCTGGCCATTAAAAATCCTCCTTTAGAATGTTTTGAACACGGGCCTTGATCTGCTGACGCAAGGCCCAAGTGTTGCCGTGTGCGGCATGAGCATCCCATGCCTGCCAAGATTGCAGTATCGCCTCGCGGGTCACAAGGCCCTGCGGGTACGCCTTTTCCCAGTACCGCAGTTTTGCGCGCATACGCTTGATGCTGCTGTGGCGCAGCTTGCGGATCACCTTGCCGCTTTCGGTGAGGTAGGTGTGAAAGCCAAGAAAATCAATACCGTTCCTGAGCGGAAAAATCTGCGTTTTCTCGTTTAGCTCAAGGCCCAGCGTGGCCATGAAAGCTCTGATTTCCTTGAGGCAATATTGCAGGTACGCTTTATCTGGGCAGATCAAGAAAAAGTCATCCATGTATCTGCCGTAGTAACGAATGTGCAGCCGCTCCTTTACAAAGTGGTCAAATTCGTCAAGATAAAGCAGGGCGAAAAGCTGAGAGGTCTGATAGCCCAGCGGCAGGCCGTCTGAGCAGTCAATGTAAATGCACAGCAGGTCATAAACAACAGGCTCAAGTTCCAGCCGTTTCAGCTTTTCCTTGAGCTTGTCATGGTCTATGCTTGCAAAGAAGTGCCGCACATCGGCTTTCAAGATCCAGCCCTCAGCGGTGTGCTGCTTGCGGTAGTAATCGGTGAGAAAGTATTTGAGCCGGTCAAGGCCAAAGTGCATACCCTTGTTTTTCTGGGATGCGTAGTTGTCCAAAATAAAGCTGCGGGTGATGCGCTCATAGAGCAGATTATCCACCAGCGCGTGCTGCACAACTTTATCGACAAAGGCCGGTGCCTGCACCAGTCTTTTCTTTGGCTCATAGACGTAAAACACGCGGAAAACACCGGGCCTGTAAATCTTCGTTTGCAGGATGTAGACAAGATTGACGATGTTCTCCAGCAGATGCACCTCATAGTGCGCTGTGGCCGCGCGGGAACGCTTGCCACGACGGGCAGCAAGGTATGCCGCATAAAGAACAGCAAAGGTGCAGATTTCAGAAAAATTCATACAAACGGTTGGCCTCCTGTCGGATTTCCTGTAGCTGGCCAGCCTCTCCTCATACGCCGTTTCGATGCCACACGACAGGATCGACAGCACCCCCCCCCATTCAAGCTGGGCGGGGTGCATCAGCGCAATGTGTTTACCTTGCTTGCACAAGGTTGGATACAGCCTCCTTTGATGTGATGGATGGCGTTGTTTTGGGCTTTGGGCCTACTCAGTCAAGCCTTACCACCAGAGCGGGGCGGGAGCCGTTAGAATTGTTATAGTTGTTGTTGTTGACATTGCCATTGGTGTTCAAGTAGTACACGTTGTTGGTGTTGTTCGTGTTCGGGGTGAGGCAGGAAAAAATACAGGCTGTACCCAAATATAGCGGCTCTTGGCCGTTACATCCTTTTAGGTGTGGCGCACGGCCTCAGCAATTTGCAGGGCCATCTGGCTCATTTTGGCAAGATCCTGTGCGGCTTTTGCCTCCCTGAGTGCAGCGGCGCGGTTGCTGTCGGTGCGCCTCCAGTTACTGGCTTTTTGCTTGACGGGCCGCACAAGCTCGGCCCAGTAGTGGCATTGATCTCCTGAAATGTACTTTTTCTTAAAGCTCAGGTTGATGTACTGCAGCAGCGTGTCGCAGCTCACAATAACAGCATCAAGGTCATGCAGGCGCGCGTCATAGTCCGTTTCAAAGAAACGCCCATCAGCAGAAATGCACTTTTCCAAGATGGTTGTTGCACAATTCTGCATCAGGGCGCACAGATGAAACGTCTGTGACTTTGGGAAATGCGGCTTGCCGTCATCCTTGATCTTTTCATAGAGCTGCTTTTCCACAAGCTGCCCGTTTTCCATCACATACACCTGCACACGCCGGTATTCAGGCTCCTTTGCGCGGACGCGCTGAATGGTGTACTCCAGCAGATCTGTGGCCAGCGGTATAATGTCATAGTTGGGCATTAGAACTCAATCCTTTCCGACGTAGCATTCCACACGCCGGTCACCACAAGGCCGTCAAGAGAGGCAAAGGTGACATTGTAGGAAATGCCGACGATATTGTGAAAGTATTTAAGCTCAATCTGATCCAGACGGGATTCAAGGGTGTCCATTCGCGTCTGCATCGCGTCGGTGGTGTTTTCATGGTCAGTCACCCGTTCGCTCAGCGGCGTAAACAGAACAGACTTGATTTTGCCCCAAAACCGTGAAAGCTGCGGCTTGTCCAGATAGGGGTCACGCATGGCTCACCCCTCCTTACTTGCAGATTTCGTCCAGTTCCGCGTTGGTGATGGGCACAAGGTTGCTTTCCAGCATATAGGCCGACAGATCCTGAACACCGGCAAGCACATCCCAGTCTGTGCCGTTCCACGCAACGTTGTCACCGGCCTTTACGCCGTGCTCGGTGTCGGCGTTGACGATGTTCCACACATCGCCTTTCTTGTTGCCCTCGGTGGGCAGCTCGGCATAGGTGTCCTTGGAGCCTTTGTATTCAAGCGCGCTGGCCAGCTTTGCGTCCACCTGCTCCTTGGTGTAGGCATCCGTGATGCCGTAACCGGCAAGGGAGGTTGCGGGGGCCTGCTTGCTGTTCGCAAGGTCATACGCCTGCTTGACGGCGCTGGGGGTTGCGGCCTTTGTGGTGCTCTCATCATCAACCGCAGCAGAAAGCTGCACAACGCCCTTTTGGGAGGCGGTGCCGTTCTTCACGGAGATCTTGCCGCCTGACACATCAATGTTGGTGCCTACGATCACGCCGCCCTTGACGGTGCCCGTGGCATCAGGCAGCGTGTAGTTGTTGGCGTTGTCATCAATGCCGCCCAGCTTTTCCTTTTCTGCGGCGGTATAGTCATTGGTGCTCAGGCCCTTGCCCTCAACCTTGTCCACCTTGCCAGTATCGGAGGGGTGCACATGATCGCCGCGTGCAAAAGCCATTTCAGTGCCAACAGAGGCGGTGCCGTTCATCTTCGGCACGGTAGTGGATGCAGCCGCGCCCTCAGGAATGTCAGAGCTTGTAATAAAGCCGCTGTCATTCGTGAGCTGGGAGGTTTTGGTGGGCAACTTGCTTGTAACAAAGGTTTTTACTTTGTTCCACAAGTAAAGCACGCCATTTTCATCAAGTGTTCTTTTTTCATTCGCCATTTGGGGTTACCCTCCTATACAAGTAATTTTTCAAGCTCAAGGTTTGTGAGCGGTACGACGGCGGCATCAGAGCCGGGCGCGCCCTGCGGCCCCTGCTTGCCGCGCAGATTTACTGGCGGGGGGTTGGGCTTATCGCCGTCGTTCGTCCAGCTCAAAGTGCAATCTTCACCCTCCACGGAGGGATAGAATGTCGTGCCGTCAATGCCCTGCTTGCCGGTGTTCACATATTGCACGGTGCCAAATGTGGCTTTCATCATGCCGCCCGTAGAGAGTTTTACATGAATGGTTTGCTTGCTTTGATTAAAGCTGACAGCATACGCCATTAGATCACCCCGTCTTTGAAGATTTCTCCCACATCAACGCGGATGGGGTCACTTACGGCGGCGTTATCCAAATTGTCACGCAGCCTGAGCTGCACCCACAACGGCTCACTTGCATCAAAAACCAAGGTATCAGCCTGCGTAAGCGGCAAGCTGATAACGCCGGTTTCCTTGTCATAGGTCACGTCATTCAGACTTTTTTCAAGCACGTTGCGCTCATCCTGTCGGAATGTAATAAACAGCGCAGAAATGGTGATCGGCTCAGGTAATTCAAAGGTAAGTAGCGGGTTTGTGCCTCTACGCATATCCTGCACCTCCCTCAGAACTCAACGCGCGCCATTTTTTCATTCCAGATGCCGGTTACCACAAGGCCGTCGAGCGTAACAAAGGTAACCTCAAACGTGTTGCCGGTCACGCTCTGGCCGTATTTCAGCTCAAGGGTTTTCAGGCGGCTGTCAAGGCCGGTAATGCTGACACGAATATCAGCATGGGCCTCATCATCGGTGTTGTGCGTGTCGATAGCCTCAGCGCGCAGCACGTCGCTTTCCGCTTTGGTGTAGGCATCACCGGCCTGCATGGAATTGAGCGCCAGCACACGAATGTCAGAATGGGCAGAGCTGGATGTGTTGTGCTCAGAAAAAGCGGCATCCATTTCTGCGTGGCTTACGGTGTCAAGCGCAGGCGTGATGGTGAAGCTGACAACAGAAGCATCAGCAACTACAATGTGTACTACCAACGTGAGCTTGCCCGACACGCCGCCCGACAGGGCAACCTTTTCTGTATCAGGTGTGTTGCAGATCGCAACCAGCGTACCGTCATCATCAAACAGGCCGATCTCTCTGACGGTGAAGCCTCCCACGCTGTCATCAATCACAATTTTCACGTCGATCATGTTGGCCGTGCTTGTGCTGATCTCAGCATGGGCAATATCACCGCGCCACTTTTCATTTCTCAGGGTTGTCTGCCCTACGGTGGGCTGGTAATAGGTGCCGCCTCCATCACCCGCAGCGGCCTCTTTGATGTTGACTTTGCCGCCGCTCAAAATGCAGTTTGCAATGAGCGCAGCACCTGCCGTGGTGATGATGGTGCCATAATTGTTGGGCATTTCTTACTCCTCCTGTTCTCGCGGATAGATCTCCACGGTGTTGTGATATTCCAAAATGCCTACGGCAATGGAACGGCCCGTGCTTTCAAGCTCACGTACAAGGTCAGGCCAGATCTCAACGGTCTGCTCATATTCCGTGTACGCCGCGCAGGTGACGCTGCCATAGCTCTGCAAAAAAGAGGTCATCAGCACGCGCATATTGCACGGTCTTACAGTCAGCAGCATATCAAGGATCTCTGCTGCAAGGCTGTCTGCATCGGGCAGCACGGTATAGTCAAGCTGAATATTGATGGTGTAATCGGAAATGGTTTCCTCGTGCCCCTGTGGGCCACAGATGCTTGTGAGCCAGTTTTTCAGCCAAGGCAGGGTGTACGGCAGCTCCAAATTCCACATAGCCTTGATGCGGGCCTTGCGGCCTGCAAGGGTATCTGTGTCTTTTGGGAAGATCCGCAGCTCACGCTCCCATACCTTTACGCCTGCCTCGGTTGCGGTGTCCAAGAATTGATTTGCAAGCAGCAGGGCCAGTGCACCCCATGCGATGCTGATTTCAGGCTCATTTGCGTTGTTGATCGCTTGGAACTCAAGCACCTCGCGCAGAACAGGCGGCAGATAATTGATGAGCCGCCTATCCATTTACGTCACCCCTTACGGGGATGCTGTCAGCATCCAGCACAAGGTTTTCCTCTTTGCCATTGATCTTTGTGCCGCCGATGTCGGTAATCATAGCGGCGCACCCCGACAGGATGCGGCTCTCAATCTGAGAAATACGCACGGTGAGGTAGTCGGAAGATGCCCACGTGCCTGCCAGCTCCTCAAAGTATTCATCAATGACAGATTCCACATAGCTCTTGACTGCATCCCAGTTCCAGCCGGTTGCATAAGTCAAGTTGAGCGTGATGTTGACAGATTCAGGCGTTACGCCAGTGACGTTGACAACATGGCCGATAGGCGCAAGGCCCAGCCCCTCTCCCGCGTTCTGGGTGGGATCTACGGCGGTTTGCACCGTGTCAATAAGCGTTTCCGTAGGTGCGGCATTGTTCGATGCCATCAGCACCAGCTTGACGGTGCCGCCCACAGTCAGCTTTTTGTTCAGTGCTGCCGTATAGACTGCCGTGAGCCATTGCGCGGCGCTGCCGGTGAGGGTTGCAACGGTGCTGGTGTACCACGCCTGCACGGTTTCATCTGGGATGAGCGATGCAGGCTCAATATCGCTGTTCCAGACGGGGTGCACCTTAACGGCCTTTACGCCGTCCATTGCGGTCACTTTTTCAACGTAATCAGCTTGGTTGCCGCCGAACGCAAGCGAGTGAAAGCTGTCAAGCACGCGCTTTCTGAAAACTTCGGTTTCCTCATCGTCATCGCCGGGGATGAGCACGCTGACAAGCTCCGCATGGGTCAGCCCGTTCACATACTCAATGGGGATGAGCGTGCCGCTGTAACTGTTTGCGGCGGCACCTGCCGTTTCACAGGTCACGCGCTGCGCAATCCATTCACCGGGGGGATCTTCTTCAATGGCGGGGCCGGTAACAACAAAGTTGAGATCTTCGCAGGAAAAGCGCGTGCCCTCAGGCACTTCAATATTGAACTCCGCACGGAACACAGCAGCGCTGGCAGGATACGGGGCCATGTTTCGGTCAGCGGCTCTTTTGATGAGATATTCGCGCGGTGCGGTTGCAAGGTATGTGGCCGTAAAAACAAAGTCCAGCCCGATGTAGAGCTGGGCAATTTCGGCCATAGACGGTGCTACGCCGTTCATAACCATTGATCCCTCGCGCTTGTCAATGCCGGTGGGAACTCTGGCCAGAGCGCGTTTCAGCAGCGCCTCGTAGGTCATATTTTCATACACGATTAAATTTCAACCTCCTTACTGGCCTCAACCTCGCCATAGATGGTGTAAACGGTGAAGTGCGCAAGCACCGATTTTCTGCCGGTTTCAAAAGTCCAATCGTCTACACCCGTGATGCGGTCATCCTGCATCAGAGCCTCCGTGATGCGGCGCTTGATCTCGCTCATGGCGTAATCTTTTGGCTTGCCGATCAGGTCAAGCAGTTCAGAGCCGTACCGCCTTGAATAAATGGGGAACGCATAGCGCTCCACATTCAAAATGAGGTAGATGGCCTGCAGCAGCGCTGCCTTGCCATCAGTCATACCAATTACGCGGTTGCGGTCAATTTCAAGTTTGTGGGTATATCCGGGCTGTTCCTCCATCACGAACGCGATGAGATCAAGGTCATCGCCGGTTTTCGGTAGTGTTGCCATTACGGGGCCTCCCATCTATCAAGCACAACATATTTCTGCCCACCATCGCAGCGCAGCAGGATCACCTTTTCGCCTGCTTTGAGCTTGAGGTACACCTTGTACTTGATTTTTCCGTGCTGAGGATCTTCCATCTCCACCTCATAATCTCGTACATTGTTAGTCAGCATAAGCTGCCCACTTTTCAGCGTCAGCTTTTGGTCAACGGAGATTTCAAGCGGAGAGGGTGACAGCACCGTGCCAAAGCAGATGCGGGTGGGCGCGTTGGCGTTCATTGCCTCAAGCGCTGCCTGTTTTACCAGCTTCACCAGCGCCGTTGCATCAAGCGACAAAGGTACCACCTCGCAATCTAATTTCCATCAGGTGCTGCTCATCATAAAAGGTGTGCTTTACCTGCTCAGCCATGAGATAATTTGAAACATTGATGTCACCAAGCCCCAGCATCACAACCAACAGCGTACCGGCCCGCACACGAACATCCCCCAGCACGTCTTTTATCTTGAGCGTGCGGGTTTTCGTATTGTAGAGGTCAAGCAGGCTGTCAGCCATTGCCTTTGCATCATCCGTGCTGCTGATCTTTTCGTAATACTGCAGCACGCCCCATTGATTGATGTGGGAGCCGTCCTGCGCGATGTAAATATCGCGCTTGCCGGTTTCTTTGTTCTCATAGCTGAGCTTGATCTTGTCATAGGTGTTGTTGGTGATGCTGCTGGTATAATCGTAATCACCAGCAGCGCCCTCATCCACCAGCATATTGATCTTCATACTGCCAAGGCTTTTGAGGGTGATCTTTCCTGCATCGTCATAGAGCACATACATATTGCCGGTTGCCTTGAGGGTTTCATCCAGTGCGTTCTGGATGATGTCAAACAGCGTTTGGTTGTCCTCAACGCGGCTGGCGATGGTGTACCCCGTATCCTCCAGATCGCCCACGTTGAGCTGAAAGTCCTCTGCAATCATGCGGATCAGGTCACAGGCGGTCTTTTTCTCATAAACATAGGTGTCTTTATTTTTGAGGTAATACAGTTGATCGTAAACAACGCACTTAATGACATTTGGGTTGCTGCCCTTACGGGATTTTTCAAACACAAAGCCGTAAAACATCGGCTTTCCGTCAACGGAGAAGCGGCACGGATCGCCCTCCTGAAAGCTCAGGCCAGCCGTTTTGACGCATTCAAAAGTCAGCTTGCCCGGTTGCCCCTGCCGCTCCCACTCGATTGTCACACCCTCGACAACGGGCGGCAGCATGATGGAGCCTCCATGCTGAATCAGCAGTTCATAGCTCATGGAATTGTCAACACCTGCCCTGCATAGATCAGGTTGGGGTTGCTGATCTTGTCGGTGTTTGCATTGTAAATCTGGGAATATTCAGAGCCGTTGCCGTAATATTTCGCGGCAATGGCCCAGAGGGTGTCACCAGCCTTTACAGTGTAGGTTTTGGCGCTTGGCGCGGTGCTTTCATCGCGCTCTTTTTCAACCGTCACGACCTGCTGGCCTGTATCAGCGGCAGGCTCCTCAACGGTGACGGTTTTGGCACCGTAACTGCGCCATTGCTTCAAATTCACATCAACGCTTACATCAAGGCCATCTTTTGCATCTTCCGTAATGTTGTAGTCCTCAACACTTACGGTCATGTTGGTGTCAAAAAGGCTCTTGCCGTCAGGGGATCGACGTACAAGAATAAATTGCGTTGTGCCCTTGCCAGTCTTGAGGCGTTCCAGCACGCCCAGATAGTAGGATGGATTGCGGCCCGTCAGCATGGAAAAGGTAAAGGGCACTGTGATTTCCGTAAGACCAGCCGCGCGCAGGAAGTTGATCTCACCCTGATTGAGCAGGATGAGCGTCTTATTTTTATTCTTGATCTTGACGGTCAGCTTGCTGGGGGTGGGCATTTCTACGCCGCCCAGATAACAGGTATAGCTCATGCGTGCACCCCCTCTGCCGCCGTCACAAGGGCCTCGGCAAAGCCGTCCGTGAGCTGGCTGATAACGCCATCCAGATCTGCGCTGCCCTCAATGCGGTTGTTCATGCCGGTCATGTCAATTTTCACCTCAGCCGTGGTAAAGCGGTTGATGGCATCGCGCTCTGCAATGTCGCGCAGATACTGCAACTGCTCATTGCTTACATCAAGAGATTTTGCCATGCCGCCTGTACTGTCGGCAATGTCGGCGGTGTCGCTGCCAATACCGTCCATTGCATAGCCGGTATCAGTCACAAAATCATCAATGGTGCCTGCTTCATAGTCAAACAGGCCACTCACCTTATCAGCAACGCCGTCACCCCATGCAGATCCTGCTGCAAAGGCATCAGTGGCCCAACCATCCTTGAACGTGTCAAAGGTGCCCATGCCGCTCTTGAAAGCGTCACCAACGTTGGTATATTCCTCAACGCTGCCATACGCCTCTGCCGATTTTCCCGCGTATTCTTCCGCTGCTGCGGTGATGCCAGAATAGTCAAAGCTGACAAAGGGCAGCTTGTTCAGCGCGGCGCAGATACCTGATACAACGGTCAGGACAGTAGACAGCAGGCCGTAAAACCAGCCCTGCACGTTTGCAATGACATTGTGGAATGCGGTGCCGATGTTGGAGCAGCAGGCGCTCAGCGCGTTCCAAATGCCGATTGCGACGTTGGCCACAACCAGCATGGCGTTCCATACCGCTTGAATTGCAACGTTGATGCCGCCTGTAATAACCCCAAACCCCGTGGCAGCAATGCCGGTGGTTTTCGCAATCCAACTGCATACGGCAGCGATTGCGGCAACCAAGGCAATTACGCCTACCACAATCCATGTAATGGGGCAGGCCAGCAGCGCGGCATTGAGGCCGTGCTGGGCGGCGGTTTCAGCGAGGGTTGCGCCGGTTGCCATCATTTGTGCCGCAGCTTTTACGCCCTCAGAAAGCGCGTGAGCGCCGTTGACAGCAGCAACGATGCCAGAAATGATGGCGTAGGCGGTCAGCGCCGCCACAATGCCTAAAACAATCGGCTCAATGATGCTCCAGTTGTCTTGCACGGTAGAAGCAAATTCAAGCGCCTTGTTCGCGGCCTGCGTAAGAAAGTTGATGATGCGGCCAATGCCCTGCACAAACAGGTCTGCAAATTCCTGAATTTGCGGCAGGTTTTCCTGAAAGAGCGACATGAAATTGAGCACAGCAGGATACAAACCCGCACCAATAGTTTCTTTCAAGTCACCCAGCGTGTTCTTAAACTGGATGATCTGCCCCTCAGGGGTCTGGCTCATTGCATCATACAAGCCGCTCCAGCCCTCATCAATGACAGAGCCGATGACGGCAGCGGCCTGCATATCGTTGCTCAGATTTACGTATTCATCACCAAGCTCCTCAGCAACCTGCTTTTCGGTGGCGGTACCCTCGATGATCTTTTTCTGAACATCGGTGAACTCAAAACCTTTCTGGGCCATTGCATCAAAGCTGCCAACCATGATTTTACCAAGGCCGGTGGCGTAGTCCGTCATGGCCTTGCTGTCAACTTCACCGCCGCCGCTCATACCAGCAGCGTAGTTGGTCAGCGTGTCCATCATGCTCAGGATCGCGTCACCGTCTGTGAAGTAGGTAGCAAGTTCACCAGCACCTGCAATCATTGCTTCATCGCCGTACATTCCTCTGCCTTGGATGTCAGAGGCTTTCTGGAGAATTTGATCGTAATAATCGCCGGTGCCCATGTTCCTTGTGACGGTCTTGAGCTGGGTCTGCACACCGATCTGCGTATCAGCCAGCCCCATGCTGTCAGTCACAAGGCCCTTTACAGCATTGAGGCTCATATACGCGCCCGCAATGCCTGCAATTTTTTTGAGCAGCCCACCCGCAGAGGCGGTGCCCTTGTCGATGGAATCATTGAGGCGCTGCTGCTGTTTTTGTGCGCGTTCATACTCATCTGCCATCTGGTCAATTTCGTCATTGCACTGGGCCAGCATGGTGTGCGCCGATTTCAGCAGCTTGGTATCCATTGATTTGCCGGAGGCTTTCTGCATTTCCTCAAACGCGGAGATCGTAGTGTCAAGGGATCGCGTGATTTTCTTGAGCACCGCGCTCATGCCGTCATTCAAGGCCATTTGGGATCTGATTGTTCCCACACTTTCACCTCCTCAGGGTAAAAACTGTGGCCCCTCAGGATAGAGGGGCCACAAGTCAGTGCTTGCTCTGCCGTGCTTTTCGTTTCAGCTCTGCATCCTTTTTGCGTTCCGCTTCAATGCGGGTATCAATCGATGCAATTACAAAGGCGCGCTCAAGCGGCGGCAGGTTGATGAATTTGGATGGCTCCCAGCCGAACTTTTGCAAGCAGTAATGCGCGTAGTTGGCCTCAGGGTCACCATCCAAAATCAGTTTTTTGCTTCGTCCACCAGCTCATTGTCGTTTTTGAAACCGTTGACTTTGAAAACCTCCGTAACATAGTCATCCAGCTCACCACTAATGAGCATCTTACCCAGCAGATCATGCGGCGTGGTAACACCCCAGCTATTCTGCAGCTCTGCATCGTTCAGGTTGGGAAACACCGTGCAACGGGCACAGGTCTTGAGCTGAAATGCAAAGGTGTCAAGCTGGGCGGTGTAGGCGTTCTTTTTGCCTGCAACCGGCACCTGACGGATGCAGGCGCTGCGGATGCGGGCATATTCATCTGCAGGGATGCAGCAGATCTCCCACAGCATAGGCTTGCCGTCCTCCCCCTTAAAGCGGGGAGAAGCGGCAAACTTGTGGTTTTCAATCTGCTCCACGTTGGGTTTCATAAAAGCAGCGAGTGTATTCATAGTAGATCCTCCTTGTCAGATCGCCTTACATATAGGCGGGGTTGGTGTACTTCTCAGGGCGGGAGAAGCTGTCGCAGAAGCCCTCAATGCTCTGCTCAACAAAATCGCCCTCAGAGTTGAACATGGACAGCAGCACATCGCCGTCCAGCACACAGCCGTTGTAAATCTTCGTGCTGCGGCCAATCGTGGTGGCGGGATCGTCGTTGCTGGTCTGAATATCAAACGTAGGCATCACGCCGGTTTTGATAAAGCGCTCAACAACGTCATCAAAGATCTCCGTGCACTTATAGACGGTCATGGAGAAAGCAAGGGCAACCGTCTGCGCCTTATGGCCGATGACAGGATTGCCCAGCTTATATACCTCTTTCGTGTTCACGGAGGCTTTGCCCTCAAACTGCTTGGCCATCAGCATAGAGTAGCGGATGCCGTCAAGCGTCACAAAGCATTCAGCCCAGTTTGCGCTTACAGCGTCCTGCGTGTTCATGGAAACAGTATCTGCCATTTCTCAGCCCTCCTTACTGAATGATAACGCTCATATAGAGCTGCGCCATTGCGTTGATGACGTTGAGGCCGTTGACGGTCAGCAGCACCGCCTTTTTCTTATCGCCCTGTTCACAGGTAACCGTGTCAGGGTCAAAGTTTTCAACGGCGCGGATCTTCTCCAGCTCCTGAATGAGCTTGACGGCATCGCCCCACAGGGATGCACGGCCAGCCGCGTCATTCGGCACAACACCGACATAGCGCGTATTAAACAGCACAGCCATGTCGTTTGCAATCTGATCGCATACGCGCATGGTCTGATTGCTCTGGAACACCTCACCCTTGGTGTCAGAAAGCGTGAGCAGGGCGTTGATGTCCTCCAGCACGCGGGTCACACCATTCACGTTATGGAACATGAATTTACCGGCCTTGATAGCTGCCTCAAGGTCAACCTGCGTATAGTTGGTATCCAGCACCAGCTCACCGTCGTACTTGTAGTTGGTCAGGGATTTGTTGACGGCAATACCCGCGTGTGCGCCGGTGGCCCAGTACACAATCGCGTGCTCATCAACGCCGCTGATCGTCGGGTGGGTGGCATTGTTCCATACGCCGATCACGCCCTCATAGTCGGCGTTGGGTTTCCATGCCACAAGCTGGAATTTCGCACCAACTTCATCACGCATACGCTCGGTGTAGTTGGCATACAGGTTGACGATGGTGCTGGTAGCAGACGGGCAGCAAAGCGTATTGAACGCATACGCCTCCAGCTTATCAAGGAAATTCTGGTGCGTGTCACCCGTGATGGCGTTGGCTGCAACGTCCGTGCCGCCCTCAAGCGGCTCACCAGCCGTAACGGTAAGGGTGGCCGTAGTCTTGAATGTGACAAAATCATTGTCTTTCAGGCCGGTCACAGCAGTAACGGTCTGCTTATCAACGCACACGCCATCCAGATACGTGCTCACATCGTAGGCGTTCGACACGTCAACACTGGCCGCAACAACGGTCTTGAGGTCATTGCCGCGCACACCGCCGTATTTCGCCGTGCAAAGGGAGTTGCTTGCCTTGCTTGCACCGCTGCCAAGCCTCCAGCAGTACACCGTCGTGGCGTGCTGGAAAATCTCACGCAGATACAGCATCTTGTCATGGTCATAGGCATAACCAAACAGGATCTTGCTGTTTTTCTGGAACTCTCCCGCAGTAACGGGAAAGATCTCGCCCTCAGGCCCCCAGCTCAGCATAAAGGGCGCTGCCGCATAGCCTCTATCAGAAAGCGTGGCAGATGCCTTTGCAATGCTGGAGAAGTTGATATAGCTGCCCGGCAGAATCTTATTCTGCGTCAGCCAAGTACCGCCTCCAAGAGCCATTTATCTCACCTTGCCTTTCATAAATTTTTCAATCGCTGCATCAACCTCAGCGACAGTGTAAGTTTTGCCATCTTCCAGCAGGGCCTTGAGCAGATCCCTGCGGTTGGCGTACTTACGGGATTCAACCAACTGCTGCTTGGAAAACACAGCAGCGGCATTTTCATTTTTCGCCATAGGCTTATCCCTCCTCAATAACTTTCAGGGTTTCCATGTTTTCAAGCGTCTGCGGGTACCGGCCAAAATGCGGATACTGGAGCAGCGCGTGCAGGGTGCCTGTGCCGTCATCCATTGTAATCTCACAGGCCGCTGCGTGCACCACATCGCCCTCAGGCGTGGTGATGCTTTGCAATACCTGTGTGAGCTTATGCGCGACGCTCAGCGCCGCAGCGTTGCCCGTGCGGGGCATATAATAGATCACATCCACAACCGGCGTGCGCTTGAAGCGGTGGCCCACCTCTTTGCTGTGGTTGAGGGTGGGCATGATAACATTAAAATCACCGGGCTTGCAGCCCTGCTTGATTGCGCCGCCGTGCACTTGCGCGTCTGGGAACGCCGCGTGCAATGCAAGGCTCACGCCGTCATAGATGCTGTTGAAATTGATCTCAGACATTGAAAGCCTCCATCAAAACTTTTTGCAGCCTGCGCTCAATCACGGCAGGGGCGATGCTCTCAAGCTCCTGCTCGGATAGGGTCAGAAAATACTGGCCGGGCACCCATCCATTGCCGCCCGGTGTGCGGTGTCCAAATTCAACATAGCTGGCATAATACACGGGGTTGATAACCTCAATGTAGTAGGTGCTGCCGCGCTTATAAACCGGCAGGCTCTTGGCGTATTCAATAGCAGAATTGCCGCCAGCCTTTTTGCCTGTCCAACCTCTGCGCAGGGTGCCGCCCGTCTTGCCGGTGCTTTTCGGATACACACCAACAGGCGTGCGCGGAATCACAAGCGCCAGCAGACGGCCTGCAAGCTCTTTTGAAGCGTCAATGCAGAACTTTTCCAGATCAGCGCTTTGCAGCTTTACAAGGTTTTCCCGCAGCTTTTTTAACTGTCTGTAGTCAACCGTGCCCCATTGCATTATGCCCACTCCTTGAACAGCTCCAGCGGCACCTCTTGATGGCAGGAATACACCGCGCTTTTACCGCTCCGCACGTAGTCCTTAGTAGCTCCGTTCTGCGTGACGGTAATTTTTGCGCCCTCTGGGATTTCCACAGAGGGCGCAATGTACAGCATGACAGATTGCGCGACAACCGCCGCCTCCTCACTCGGCTCAGTGCTTTTGACTGTGGTGTGAGAAATGCGGCAGCGCAGGCCGGTTGCCAGCACACGCTCCTGAGGCTCTGTGCGGCCATTGACGGGGTTGAGCACCCCGTCCAGCACAGTAATGGTGGCCGTGCCTTTCCAAAGGCTTTGGATGGCGTTTTTATAGGCAGCGCTCACCATTTTAACCTCCGATATGCTGCAAGCGTACTTTCCGCAGGATGGCGCAGGGAATCCAGCAGCGCGTCAAAGCGCGCCTCTGCTGTGGTTGCACCATCACTTGCACCGGCAAAGGTTACGGAAATATCACCCTCTGTGATGCTTTTGGCTGGGGCCGAAAAATCAAAGCCCTCCAGCCCGTCAAGCTCACCCGCAGCTTTCTTGTTGTAGAGGAATTGTCCAGCAACCATGTCAACCAGCGTGAAAAACAGTCCATCAGGCAGCACCTTTTGATTGATGTTGTTGAGGATTTCCTGCTCACAGCGCTTGATGAGATATGCAAGGCCGCTGTTGTCGCTGTCCGTGACGGTGTACCCAAGCATGGCCAACCTGAGTACAACAGCCTCCATTACGGTCATCGGTCACACCTCCGCTTTAGCCTCTGGAACGGATACGCGCGATGGCAATAGCCTTATCGTCGATGTAGGAACGCTGCGCCTCGGTGCTTTCACCGGAGTGCACAAGATCCCAGTTCGCGCCGTTCGCAAGTTCGGCCTCAGTCGGGGAGAGGCTGGCCTGCGAGGTCTTTTCATAGGAAATGCCGAACGGCGCAAACACCTTGCGCTGGCGGGTGTACAGGGTATCCTGTCCACCATTCTTGGCGGGGTCACGATCCATTTCATAGGGCACCTTTGCGCCGATGTCCTCATAACCGATCATGCCCTCACCCAGCGCATAGCTGGTGTATTCCTCGTGCGCTTCATCGTCAACCTCGTAATAGGTTGCGATGTTTGCAACGTCGGGCGATGCAACAGCGGTGTACTTGCTGCCGCTCTTGGTGTAGTAGGTCTTGCTGGCATCCAGCGCCGTGTCGGAGGTCAGCTTATAGGTTGCGTCGATGCTCTCAACGGGCATACCGTCATCAACCACAACCAGCTTGCCGTTCCAAGTGTACAGCGTCAGATCGCGGGTCACGCCATCTTTGTCGGTGTACTTGAGCGCGTTGAGCAGGTTGAGGTTTTCAAGGTTGGTAGCCACAGCAGAGTGCATGAAGATCATAGCAAACTTTTTCTTGCGGTCACCGCAGGCTTTCGCCGTTGCCGTGTTCAGGGTAGCAGGCTCCATGTTACCCTTAACGTCAAAGGTGTGCTTTTTGACAAAGGCAGCGCCCTTGGTGCTGGTCATGGAGAAAATGCCCTTGAGGATGGCCAGCAGGGTGTCCTGATCCACGTCCTGCCAGTAATCGGCAACCTGCGCAGCAACATTGTCCATGAAGTCAATGCCGCCAGTAATGTCATAGGAAAAATCTCTTTCCACCCAGCCCTTGGCACGACCGATCACGACAACGCCGCGCTCAAAGGTCTTGGTGCTGGTGGCGGTGATGTCGGTCTGGCCGTCGTAGTTGACAGCATCGCCGTCAAGCAGGCCGCGCTGCGCGATACGCGCATAGCTGGTACCGTTCTGGGAGGCGAAAACCTCACGGATGTCAGGATCGCCGGTCAGCACCTTAGACTTGCGCATTTCATTGAGGCGAGTGCGCGGAATACGATCAACCGCATACTTGAACGCCTCAGGATTGAAGCTCTTAGCGTTAAATTTAGCGTTAGGCATAGTAAAATCTTCCTTTCTTAAATCATTTTGTGTTTATTCCAGCTTTGCATCGGGGTTTGCGGCCAGATACGCGGTCAGCTCAGAATAGCTCATTTCAGACGGCTTTTTGCCATCGCCAGCCTTGCCGCCATCGCCACTTTCGCCGGGCTTCCAGCCGCTGCGGTTTTGCGCTGCCCCAAACATAAAATCAGTAGCAGCGTCTTTCTTGAGCGCTTCCAGTTTTGCTGCAAGGGTTTCATCACCGTTGCTGCCCTTGGAGGTCACTTTGCCATCAACGATTTTGGCATCTTTCAGGAAGTCAGCCAGAATCGCCCTGACAGCAACGTTGTTCTTGGAGCCTGCAGCCGTCAGTTCAGAATCGACCGCAGCCATCAGCTTAACTTCGGCAAGCTCCTTTTCGTGGGCAGCTTTCTGCTCCTTGTTCTGCTGGGTGAGGGTTTCAATCTGATTTTTCAGATCTTCATTGTCACCGGCAGATTTCTTGAGATCGTCAAGCTGCTTGTCGCGGGCCTTTACGGTATCGGTGAGCTGGGTAACCTGCGTTTCCAGTTCCTTTACCTTGGTGTTCTTTTCATTGAAGTCTGCACGGGAAACAAACTCTTTGCCAAGCGCCTGACAAACAGCCGTGTCCATTTCCTCCGTGTAGGCATCGCCCACGATCTCTTTCAACCATTGCAGTTTCATGTTCGTGCTCCTTTCCGCTCTATTCCTTTTTGTCGGGCCAGTCCCCGTATTTAGAGCCGCCCTGTTTATATTCCGCAGGGCCTGCGGTAATTTTGGGTATGAAAAAGGCACCCTGTGCAATCGCAGGATGCCTAAATCAATGAAGTTGTCACAAGGCCGTCAGTCCTCAACCTTTTCCCACCTGCCGCCAGCGCTGCTGCCGTCAAGGGGAGCGGGATTTGTCATGGAGTACAGGTAATCCTCACCGCTGTCATCAATCACCCTGTACATTCCATCTTCCTCAGTGGCCTCATATATTTTGCCGTCAGTCAAGCTGTCAACGCCGAACGACGGCCCAACATAGCGTAGTTTCATTTTTTCTTCTCCGATCTGCTTTTCAGCTTCATATCGTGCTGGATGCCGTCATCACGCTCATACCAGTGCACATCAAAGATGTACTTGTCGCTGGACACTTTACCGGCCTGCTTTTTCCAGTCGGCAGCGGTGCCGCCGTAGGCGCTCACAAGGCGGTCAATGTCACGGATTTCAGTGCGGGCACCTTGGCCTGCCATCGTTGTGACATTTACAAACTTTGTATGTTTCGGGATGAAATTCTTTTCACCTTTCCACACATAGCTGAGCTGGTCTTGCAGATGCTTTTTCTTGTTGGCAAGATCCTTGAAACGTGCCCAGCCCTCAGGATCTTTATATTTCATCTGCTGGAAAGCATCAAGGTTTTTGGGGTATCCAGCGCCCCAGATGGCCTTAAACTGCTCAAATTGTGCCTTATCAGCAATTTCATTATAGCTGATTGTCCGCTGATAGTCAACGGTACCAGCGCCGTGCAGCGCGTCCTGCTTGAGTTTCCATTGCTCATAGGTCATGCTGCCGGACACCTTATAGCGTTCGCCGGTCACAGCATCGCGCGCGTAGCGTTCGCCCAAGCCCTCCATATCATCATAGTAGGGGCAGGTGCAACAGCGGCACCAAGGATGGAACGGTGGCGCAGTCTGGCCAACTTTGTAATCAGACATTTTGAGCACTTTACCATCCAACTCACCGCACAGCGGGCAGGTGTGATGGTCAAGAGCAGCAACAATTTTGTACTTTTCAACACCCAGCTCAGAAAAACAGTCCTGCTGTGCGGTGCTGGAGAAATATGCGCTTTCCGTCATCACAAGACGGCCAGCCTTGCGCTTTGATACACCAAACTCTTTTGTAATCGCCGTAATAGCCTTGTCGGGGCTGTCACCACGAATGAGCATCTGTGTGAGGTTTTTATTTACGCTGTCAATGAGGCTGGCTTTGTTCGTCCAGCAATGATCTCTGAATGTCTGCCCGTCAGCCGTCCACGGCCTTGACAGGATCTTTTCAATCAGGCCCTCATTCAGCTCCTGCAATGCCCAGCCGATGCCAAGCTCTTTTTGCACCTCATACGCGGTGCGGTAGTAGCTGCTTTCATAGATGCCCTTTGCAGCGCCCTCAGCGGCCTTTTCAACTGCGGTGTGCAATTTCTCGGCCTGCTGCCTGATCTGCACCTGTAGGGCCTCCAGCCGCGACACGTGCACCTTTGCGCTGGCATTCTCAAGCTGCTTTACCCACTTTTGGTCAAGCGCGTTCTGTTCACCGTACTTTATGTACTGTTCGACGCTCCAGTGAAATTCCTCAAGCTCATCTGCGGTAAGCAGCTTTTTGGCATCTGCCAGCGTGATGTCGTTGTTGGCGGCAAGACGCTGGTACCAGCTCTCCATCTGCCGCCTGATTTCAGCATCAGCGGCAGCAAACTGCTCATCAAGGTTTTGCACATAGTCGCTGTAAACCTGATCTTTCAGCGCGTCCTCCATGTTTTTCAGGCGCTGCGCCCAGTATTCAGCGTTACTCTGTCGCGCCATCGCCGTCACCGCCCTCATCACCGGCAGCGGCCTGTTGTGTCATGGCCTTTTTCTGCTGGCTCATAAACATGGCTTGGTAGGGGTCAGAAGCAGCCTCCTCTTTTTCGTCCTTGATGCGCTGCAGCTCCTGCTCAGGATCAGAGATCCACGGGTGCATCTTCACAATGGTTTCATCAGAAATGATGCCCACGGAGGCTTTGCAATTATTGATTGCCTCGGTTTCATTGATGAGCACATCACGGTCAAAAATAACAGAAACGTCTGTGCCGTCATAGTTGCCCCTGCCGGTGTTGGCAAGATGCTTATTGACAAACCACAGAAGTTCCTCCATGCTGGCCTGAAATTCCATCTCAATGCCGTTGGCATCAAGATCAAT